CTTCAAAAAAGATTCTAAGTCTAACTTAGAAATCAAAAAAGAAGTGATCGCTCAAGTTTCACCGGACGTTAAACTCGATGAAAAGAGCGATGACTATGTGAACGCGCGTTTCGATATGATCGCGGAAAACCCAAGTTTATTTGAAGATAAACTTCGCGCGGCGGTAAACAAAACGGATGCAAAACCGGAAGTTAAATTCGACGCCGAAGCATCTCGCAAAAAAATGATCGAAGATAACAAAAAATTATCTTCTCAAAAATTAACTTTAACTAGAAAGGGAGAATAATTTTATGCAATTATCATATCCAGTAAATCCAAGTGCGGCGTTTGAAGGTATGTTAGCGGATAACGGCGATCACGACGCATTATCAAAAATCGCGGAAGGTTCGACCTTAGCGTTTGGCCGTGGATGCCAATTAGGGACTAGCGAAGATCAAGTAAAAAAATTAGACGGCAATACGAATAAATTCGCGGGCGTTGTTGTTCATAAGCACGTTGAGTTAGGTCTAGTATCTGACAAAATGAGCATTTCAGTATTACGCAAGGGCCGTATTTGGGTAAAAGTTGACGAGACTATCGCTCAAGGTGATCCGGTTTTTGTTAGAACGGACGCAGGGAACGAAGGGCTATTTAGAAAAACAACCGTAGCGGGTGCGATCGATTTATCGTCTAAAGCGACAATCGTTGTAGGCGCGGCGGCGGGCGGATTAGCAATCCTTGACTTAAACTTACCATAATTGAAAAGGGAGAAATAAATTTATGAAATTCATTAAACTAGATGCCAATGAAACACTCTTTTTCGCTCGCGAATTAGAACAAATCAAGGCGAAAACTTACGATAAAAAATACCCTATGCTTAAATCGCGTATGCTTATTCCTGTAAGCGGCGATGTGAACACTGGGGCCGAAACTATTACATATGAACAATACGATATGGTCGGAATGGCGAAAATCGTAGAATCGTATGCTAAAGATTTCCCTAGAGCGGACGTAGTAAAAGCGCAATTCACTTCTAAAGTGAAATCGCTCGGCGATTCTTACGGATATAGTGTTCAAGATGTACGCGCGGCGATTTTCGCTAACGTGCCTCTAGTGGATAAAAAAGCTTCTGCGGCTAGAAAAATGATCGCAATCAAAGAAGATCAAATTTTGGCCTTCGGTGATACGGCGGCGGGACTTCCAGGCTTTTTAACTAATGCCAATATCCCTGCGTATGTACTTCCGAATGACGGAACGGGCGCTTCTAGAAAATTCATCAATAAAACGGAAGATCAAATTTTAAGAGACTTAAACGGAATGGTAAATTCCGTAGTATCTCTCACAAATGGCGTTGAATACGTTGATACTATTCTTTTACCGGACGCGGTTTTCGGTGACTTGAATACTAGAAGAATTGCGAATACTTCAATCTCAATTCTTGAATATTTCTTAGCTAAAAACAGCGCAATCAAATCAATTGAACCATGGTATAAATTGAAAGGTGCGGGCGCGGGCGGAACGGATAAAATTTTTATGTATCGTCGCGATCCGGAAGTAGTGGAAGCACAAATCCCACAAGAATTCGAACAATTTCCCCCACAAGAGGAAGGAATGGAATTCGTGGTGAATTGTCACTCAAGAACGGGCGGGACTTTATGGTATTATCCATTAGCCGCAGTTTACGGGGATGACTGCTAATCCTTGTCAGATTGAAAATCAAAAAATAAGATCAAAGAGGCGCAATTTTGCGCCTCTTTTATTTTATTGGAGTTTCAAATGAAAAAAATTGTTATCAACAAAACACTTAGACCACTTCACTTGGGCGCATATGGTGATGCTCCGGCCGTGACTTTAATTCCAGGGGCGAATGAAGTCCACCTCGATTCATTTAAAAAACATGAGAAAACTTTTAAAGATATGAAGGAAGAAATCGAACTTCCTAGCGAATCCGGAATCGTAGACGATTTAGATTCTACAACTATGGGCGCTTACGATGCGAAGGGCGCGGTCGATATCGTAAATAAAACTTTCGACAAAGATACGCTAGTAAAATATCAAATTGAAGAGATGAGCGGGAAAAAGCGCGCTACGGTATTGAAGGCGATCGAAAGTCAGATTAAACTAAATGAAGATGCGGTAAAAAAAGCTAGTGAATAAATAAAAACGGCCCTGTATAGGGCCGGACTTGCAAGCCTAAAAGTTTTCATGGATGAATTCTTTTAGGCCCTTTATAAGGAAATTGTATGATCCCTACGGTCGAAGAGTTTAACACTGTTTTTCCCGAGTTTGCAAACGAGGACGAAAAGAAATTAGAATATTATCTAATCATGAATAAAAACGCCATTTCCGAAGCGGTTTTCGGCGATCAATATAATCACGCCGTTTATCTTAGAACCGCCCATGACCTTACAATGAAAAGCGCCTTGCGCGCGGGCAAGGGCGAAGTGAATTCCGAGCGTGCGGGAGATTTAGCGGTCGGTTATGCCTCGGCCGGATCACCTGGGGATAAGTATTTTTATCTAAGTCAAACTCAATACGGAAAAGAATATTTAGAAATTATGAACTCAAGAATATGTGGAATCACTATCGTGGATAACTGCTAATGGCCGGATTTAAACTAAAAGTTAAATCGAATAACTATGAGCAATTTAAAAAAGATATGGCGGACGTGAAATCGCTAGTCGTAAAAGTTGGACTCATGGGAGAATCGGCGGCGATAAAAGATGAGGGCGGTTTTTCCGTCGTGGACTATGGGGCGGCGAATGAGTTCGGGACTGCTACTATTCCCGAGCGATCTTATATCCGTTCGACTATGGATGAAAGGGCAAAGCGATTCGCAGGAAAAGGTTTTCAATTAGGCCAAGAAATAATGGCGGGGACGATTACTAAAACTAAGGCCCTAATGATAATGGGCCAATTGATTGCGGTGAATATTATTCAAAAAATAAACTCGATCCACGTTCCGCCTAATGCCCCTTCGACCATAGAGCAAAAAGGAAGTTCAAAACCGCTTGTCGATAAGGGGCGATTACGTCAATCTATAACCTATGAAGTGACAAGTAAGGCGAATGTACAATGATGCTTTTAAACTTAAATAAAGTCATAATCGAAAGGCGCGGGGTTCGTCAAAACGTGCGCGGGATTTTAGTAGAACCCAAAAAAGAAGATTTTAAATTTACCTGTACGATTCAACCGGAAAAAAATATCACTTTAATTCGTGAAGTTTTCGGATCTCACGTCGAGGCGGCGATAAAAGTTTATTCTAATTTACCTTTAAGAACTAAGGGCGAAGATGGATCGGCGGACGTGATCGTTTACCAGGGTAAAAGATGGGAAGTTTCGGAAGTAAGAAATTATACCGATATCCTCCCTCATTGGAAAATGATCGCGATACTTATAAAGGATGAGCGATGAATTTAGAGGGATCGGAAAAAGTTTTTAATCGCGATTGTATTCTTGATATTCTTTGGAATATTTTCGATCAAGAATTGCCCAAAGACGTCGACGTTATTTTTGCGAATCAAGCCGGGGAACGTCCGGAGAGTGCTTATATTACTTTAAATATTTCTTCCGGGCCGATAATGATCGGAATGGACGACGAAAGGGACACGGAATCGGGCGGAAAAAGATTTCGCGAGACGGTCGGACAAAGAGAATTTACTTTGTCGCTTAATGCCTATAAAAAAGGGGCCAATAACCTTGCGTCATGGATTCAATCAAAAATACAAAGCGTGGGATTCTTAGAGAAGTTATCCGAACTATGCAAAGAAAAAAATATTTCTTTGTGTTTTATTGATTCCCCCACTATTCAAGATTTAACTTCACTCTTACAATCAAATTATGAAGAGAGGGCCTTACTAGATATTCGAATGAGATCGACGTCGTCCTACTCGGAGGAAATCGGCTTTATTACGAGTGTCAAAAACGAGGGGACGATCAAAGACGTCGCCGGAACTATCGTCGATCAAGGCGAAGTTATTATAGGGGGAATTTAATTTATGGGCGCACAAATCGATAGAGTTATAAACATTACAATCGACCGACAAACTAAGGCAGTATCGCAAAAAGGTTTTGGAACCATGCTTTTACTTGCCGACGATTCCTTTAAGCCCGGCGGTCAAACGACTAGAACTAGAACCTATGATTCCGAATCATTCAAAGACGATTTTACGGCCGGATTAGTTTTCCAGGCCTTGACCGATTATTTCTCCCAAGCTTTAACGCCTGAAAAAGTAATTGTAGGATACGTCGAAGGCGTTGAAACAATCGCGGCGGCGCTTACTGCGATCTCAAATGAGAATGACGACTGGTATGCGGTCGGTTTAGTTTCAAGATTACAAGCGGACGCCGTTGCCGTAGCCGCTTACGTTTCAACTTTAAGAAAAATCGCCGGATTCGCTTCGGCGGATGCAGGATTAAAAGCCGCGACGGTCGTGGACTTAGCAGGGGTTTTAAACCTTGCGGGCTACTCGCGCGCGTTCACTATGTATCAATCGGAAGCGGCTACAAAATTCGCCGATTGCGCTTGGTTCGGACGTATGCTTCCATATCTCCCAGGTCAAGCGACTTTCAAGTTTAAATCACTTGTCGGAATTAGCGCGGACAAATTCACCGGAACGGAAATTACAAATTTAACGACTAAGAAATCGAACTGGTATAACCAAATCGGCGGCGTAAACATGACCGAAGAGGGATGGATGGCCGACGGTTCATTCATCGATGAGATTATCGGCGTAGACTGGATTCACGCGCGTATGCAAGAGGCGATCTTATCGCGTCTAGTGAATCTTCCGAAAGTTCCTTACACTGATAAGGGTATCGATGTGATCGCGAACGAAATGGAAGCGGTTTTAAAACGCGCTGAAAATCAAGGGATCTTAGTCCCTGGACAATCGATCGTAACTAAACCGAAAATTTTAGAAATTCCTTTTAATGATCGCGCTTCTCGGACTCTTCCGGATATGAAATTTAGCGGGATCTTACAAGGCGCAGTCCATAAGGTAAAAATAAACGGCGTAGTGACTGTTTAATTTAAAGGGAGATTTTAACTATGAAAACTTATAGCCCAGGCGACGTATCGACCATTATCGACGGAAATATCATGACGGGTTTTGCCGACGGTTCAATGGTAAAAGGCGCACGCGATGAGGATGCTTTTTCTTATACCCCATCGACAAGCGGCGGCGGAACTAGAACAAAAAGTTCAAGCCGTGCGGGAAAAGTTACTTTAACTCTACAACAATCAAGCGAATCGAATAAAGTTTTATCCGCCCTAATTAAAAAAGATGAGGATTCAAGCGACGCGATCGTCCCTATTTTAATTCGCGATAATTCCGGGTTCACTGTAATTAAAGCGGAATCGGCGTATTTGGTTAAATGGCCGGATTTCGAATTAAGCAAAGAACTTGCGGATCATGAATATGTTTTCCAATGTGAAAACCTTGATATCTTCTTAGGCGGGAACTAAGATAAACTCTTAAATAAAACTTCGCGGGAATTAAAAAGCCCGCGAACTAAATTAAGGGGATTATATGCGCGAACCGCAGAAAAAAGAATTCAATGGCGTTATTTATTGTATCACGCCGCTAAATCCATTCAAATCGACTGCTATTTTTGCCGACTTACTTAAGATTGCTTCGGAACCTTTGGCCCTACTCATGGGCGGGAAAAAAGATATTGCGACGGTAAAAGAAATCATGGAAGGGGCCGATAAAAGTAAAATCGGAAATGCCCTCATGGCACTAACAAAAAATATCGAACCTCAAAAATTAGAACCGCTAATGAAGAGTTTACTTCAAGAGGCCTATACTACTTATTCAACCGACGGCGGGGAAAAATTTTCTAAACTATCTAATATCGACGGGCATTTTGCGGGGTATTCGATCCTCCATTTATGGAAGGTTATCGGTTTTTCTTTGGAGGTAAATTTCTCCGATTTTTTAGACGTGATCGCCGCGCAAGAAAAATAATTTCCAACGCTTCGGCGAAGCGGTACGATATAGGTAAGAGTTCCGTCGACTGGTTTTTCATGCGTCCTATATTGGCGAAGATAACGACGTACACGGAAATCGAGGAACGACTTTCACTTTGCGACCTTTTAGATATTCATGAGGCAATGGATATCAAAGAAGAAATCGAAGAGTGGAATCATGAGCAATCGAGGCCGAAAAAATGAGCGCGACAACTTTAAAAGAATTAGTAGCAGTATTCGGTTTTGATATCGACTCAAAAACTTTAGCTAAATTTGATGAGGCGTTAAAAAATAGCGAAAATAAAATCAGCTCATGGGGCGAATCAATTCAATCGGCGGCGGGTAAGCTTACCACGTTCGCCACGCTTCCAATTTTAGCGGGCGCGGGTTTTGCGGCGAAAATTGCGAGTGACGCCGAAGAGGCAAGCGGAAGATTCGAAAATACTTTTTCACAAATAGGTAAGGACGCGGAATTCGCCGCGGGAATTTTAGAAAATGCTTACGGCCGATCGGTCATCGCTTCCAGGGAATTACTAACTTCAAGCGGGGACTTATTTAAGCAATTAGGATTTGGCCAAAAACAAGCCTTAGATTTATCGCTTGCCGTAAATGAACTCGCGGTCGATCTTGCCGGATATAAAAATATTGAAGGGGGCGCGGAAGAGGTTAGTCAAATGCTTACTCGCGCTTTGACTGGACAACAAGGGGCGCTTAAAGGCCTTGGAGTTTCAATCACCGAAGATGAGGTCAAAAATCGACGCGCGCAATTGGCCGTCGCGGGCTACACTTTTAAAACTCAAAGACAAGCCGAAGCAATGGCGACTTATCAGCTTATTTTAGAGCGCACTAAAGACGCGCAAGGGGATTACTCTCGAAATAGTGATTCACTAAATGGGACGACGTCTATTACTAAAAAACTTACGACCGATATCGCGGTCGCTTATGGAAAATATTTACTCCCGATTTTAATTAAAATAAATAAGGTTATGAATACCGTTCTTAAATTCTTTTCGGATTTAAACGAAAGGCAAAAAATAACTATTTTGATCGTCGCCGGAGTGGTCGCGGCGATAGGCCCACTTTTAGGACTACTTGGTTCCGCCGTAATTATTGTAGGACAACTAACGATTGCGATCGGAGTCCTTTCAACTTTTTTTGCGGAGCTAACCATTGCCGAAGTCGGAGCGGCGTTATCACTCGCGGCGCTTGTCGCGGAATTTTTACTTTTCGCGGCGATCATTGCGCTTGTCGCCGATGACCTTATCGCTTTTTATAACGGCGAGGATTCGGTTCTAGGACTTTTAGTGAATATGTTTAAAGGCGTGGGCGAATGGATAAATGGATATTTCATGAGGCTTCCGGACGTAGTCCGCGGGGCACTCGCGTCGATCATGACACCGATACGGGCGGCGTTTCAACTTGTTTCGTCATTAGGCGGCGCGCTTGGCGCTTTGAGTGGGGGCGATTTTGGCCTTGCGCTTGAAGCATTAAAAGAGGGCGTAAAAAATACTTTCGACGTGAACCAAGCGAAGGGATCTTTTCAATCGGCAATCTTCGGGGGCGCATCCGCTCCGGCCGCTAGTGCGCCCGCGGGTTCAAACAATAACGTAAACGCTCCGATCACGATTACGGTTCCGCAAGGAACGCGCGCGGAGGACGTTGGGCCATTTGTTCAAACGGGAGTTAGAGATTCATTGTCAGAAATTTTTGCGGATACAAATAGACAAATCGCAACGCCGATAAGGGAGTAAAAAAGTGACCGCTTTAAATACCGCCCTAGGAAATATAGTTCGCCGAACGGCTTTTTTTTATTCCTTTGGATCAAATAAAATTGGTTTTGTCCAACTTGACTGTACGGTAAACGAAACTCATACTCGCACCGCGAAGGTAACTTCCAATGAAGTCGAGGACGGTTCAAATGTGGCGGATAATATTGTTCTATCGAATGAAGCTTTTTCCCTCGAAGGAATTATTTCCGAAGCCCCATTCCCCTCGAACGATATTAGAGACGTCGCCTTGCGAGTTCAAAACGCGGGCTTTAATTTTCTTAGCGAGAAGATCGGGGCAATAAGTAACGGCGTTATAACCGACGCGGGCGCGACTACAAAGAGAATCGTGGCGCTAATCCAATTAGAAAACTTCTGGAAAAATAAAATTCCTTTTACAGTTATTACGGGACTTAAAAAATACGATAATGTAGTTATAAAACAAATGAATATTCCAGTGAATTACAAAGATGGGAAGTCTTTGCGATTCCAAATCGATTGCGAAGTCATAAAAATAGTTGAATCTCAAACGGTATCGGTTCCTAAAAACTTTGCAAAGAACCGGGGTATAATTAAAAATCAAAATTTAGGTAAGCAAGGAACGACCGACGCGTCTTTAGATGAGTCGCGCCGAAGTTCCGTTTTATTTAAACTCTATAAGGGGGCGACGGGATGAGTGTTTTTAAAATACCGACTCGAAACGATCTTCCGGCCTTTTCCGAATCGATAGAACTGGATGGGGTTATATTTGAAACTTCATATCGATTTAATGAACGTGCAAAAATTTGGATTATGGATCTAAACGATTCGGCGGGAAATCCTATTTTTGTAGGCCTTCCGGTTTTAACTAACGTCCCACTATTCGCGCAGTACGTTCAAACGGCGAAGCCTTTGGGCGATATTATTCCGCTTCATAGAGACGAATTAAAAGACGACAACGCGGGAGAATCGGACTTAGGGGATTTAGTAAATTTATTTTATGCGGACTCCGAGGAAATTGCATGACCTATCTTTTTAATCGAAGAGTGGAATTAAAAGTCGGCAAGCCCGGCGATCTAGGAAAAATATTTTCCGATCTTCGCATCGAATTTGAAATCGAAAAGACTAAAGAGTCAAACGCTAACACGGGAAAAATTGCGATCTATAATTTGAATCAAGCTTCTCGCGATTTACTCACTCAAAAGGGCGCGAAATATGAATTTAAGGCCGGGTATTTTGGATTTGGTGAAACGCCTTTAATCGGCGTCCTATCTTCCGGCGATGTAACCGAAGTCGCGACCGAAAGGAAGGGGCCGGATATTGTTACAAGTTTTAAAATCGGTGAAGCGATCAAAGCCCTAGGCGAAACGAAAATAGAAAAAAGCTACGGTGAAGGCGTCTCTTTAAAATCAGTAATGGGCGATTTAGGTAACGCCCTGGGCGTCGCTAAAAGTACAATCATAGGCGCATCAAACGAAAGTTTATCTTCGGGATATTCCGCGAGCGGAAAAGTAAAAGATAGACTCGATGAAATCACCAAAAAGCAGGGCCTAGATTGGAGTGTTCAAAACGATGAGCTAATTATCATTCCCAAAGGCAAGGGTAAAAACGTCGAGGCGATTCTACTAAGCGCGGCGACCGGACTAATGAAAGTTTATAAAGCAAAAAAAGAAGTGGAAGGAACGGACGTCAAGATCGATACTTATGTTTTTGAATGTTTACTAAATCCGAAAATTTGTATTGCCCAGGCGGTAAGATTTGAGTCAACTATAAGCGGAATAAATATAAACGCAATCGTGCAAAAAGTTAAATATTCCGGCGACAATAAAGACGGAAAATTTATGTGTCAAGGGGAGGCCATATAGCAACGGAAAAAGATACTTCCCCATCCTTCGCCCAGTTATTACAAAACGCTATCGACGCCAAGATCGTCGATCTAAATATCGCCTTACCTGGAATCGTCGTCTCGTATGATCGCGCAAAACAACGCGCGAAAATTCAACCGGCCTTAAAAAGAACTTATGCGGACGGGAGTGTCGTCGATTTACCTATTATAAATAACGTGCCCGTAATTTTTCCAAAGTCCGGAGCGCGACGATTTCACTTCGATCTAGAAGTCGGAAGCCCGGTTCAATTACTTTTTTCGCAAAGATCTCTCGATATTTGGAAGGCCAAGGGTGGAACCGTTTCGCCTAATGATCCCAGGAAATTTAATTTATCGGACGCCGTTGCAATCCCTGGACTTTGTTCGATTGCGGATGCGGTCGCGCCCGTAGGCCCGGCGGATTCGGTCGAAGTATCAAACGGAACTAATTCCATTTATATAGAAAAAGACGGTAAGGTCACGATAAAAAATGGCGGCGGAAAAATCGAAATGAGTCCGGCGGGTAAATTTAAAATTACAAATAATACCGAAGAACTCTTATCGCTTCTAACTCAAGTCGTGAACCTTTTATCGACGACGACCACTAACACAATTTTTGGGCCGATGAAATTAAATGACTTCGCTCAATTCGCGATCTTGAAAACCAAGATCGAAAGTTTAAAGGGGTAAATATGCCAATGGCACCGAACCCATGGGGGACTTTGATTTACAATAAAATTCAGGCGCTAGGCGTGACGGCGGGGACGCCTATTTCGCAAGCGACGGTCGAGGCTTGTTGGCAGAAAATGGCGGAAGCGACTAAAGAGCATTTCGAAACAAATTTAACCTTAGATCTACAAGCGAATGATATCCCCGTTCCGGCCAATAACGGCGCGGGACTTATTTCCGCCGCTCCGGGGAATCCGGTCACGGGCGCGACGGCCAATAATGCGGCGACCATTACAGGGCGGATGAAATGAGTTCATTAAAAATTGGAACTGATTACGATTTAGTTATCGAAAACAATAACCTCGTTTTGATTGGCGGGCGTGATGAGATCGCTCAAGTCCTTCGAAACGAATTAGCTTTTTTCTATGGCGAATGGTTTTTAGATACGCGAAAAGGGATCGACTACTTCGGGGATATTTTAATTAAGAATCCCGATCCCGCAAAAATCGACGCGATCTTTAAGAATAAAATTTTATCTTCACCGGGAGTCATTGAACTGCTAAAATTTAATCTAGAGCTAGAAAATAGAAATTTACGCGTAACTTTCGAAGCAAGTACGATTGACGGAATTATTTCGTTTGATGAGGAACTTTTATGACCTATGGGATAACGCCGCAAGGCTTTAAAGCTAAAAGATTAGCGGATATAAACGACGAAATCGATTCTAGTTTAAAAGCTATTTTCGGCGACTCTATAAACCTTTTACCTTCGGGAGTTTTGGGCCAATTAAAGGGAGTTTTTTCCGAACGTGAATCCCTCTTATGGGAACTAGCCGAAGCGGTTTATCAGTCCCAGTATCCGACGCAAGCTAGTGACGTGACTTTAGATAACGTCGTTTCGATCACGGGGATTACTAGAAATCCAGGCGTAAAATCGAAGGCGACACTTCATTTTCATGGCGACGTGGGAACCATTATCCCGGTCGGAAGCATTTTTTCGGTTCTTAACTCTCCGACTTCAAGATTCATTTTAGGAAATGATATTACACTTGCGGCGGGAGTCGATGCGGTTCAAAAAATAACATTCGGAAGCGTTCCGGATGCGGGATCATTTAAAATTAAATATAGAAATGAAACGACTGCGCTCATCGCTTATAATGCGACGGCGCTTGATGTACAAAACGCCCTTAATGCCCTCAATGGTTTATCGGCCGTAGTTGTTACGGGAGATTTTACCGCGGGATTCACTATTACTTTTACGGGCGCGGACGGGGAACGATTCCAAAAACAAATCGAAATTACAAACAATCTTTTAACTTTAGTAAGTGTCGCCGTAGTCGCGACGCCTTCGGATTTAACTATCGGGGTTCCTAATGCGATCGCTTTGATCGACGCGGAATTTATTGGCGCGACTTCCGCCCCCGCTTATTCTCTTACAGTAATTCAAAATCCGATTTCCGGTTTAAATACCGTTACAAATCCACTTGACGCCGTTGTCGGTCGAGATATCGAGAGTGATGCGGACTTAAAGGCCCGTCGCGCCGAGTCCCTCGCGCGCGCGGGCGCGGGCACGCTTACGGCTTTGATCTCAAGGCTTGCCGATTTAGACGGGGTAAACGCCGTCGTGGGATTTGAAAATATTACTTTTTTAACTGATATCGACGGACGACCTCCAAAGAGTTTTGAAATGGTCGTCGATGGGGGACTCGACGCGGATATCGCCCAAGATATTTGGGAAAATAAACCCGCGGGGATCGAAACTTTCGGAAGCGAAACGGAATCAATAACCGACTCGCAAGGCTTCCCACAAAATGTAAAATTCTCCCGTCCGACGGACTTAAATATTTATGTAGAAATGGATTTGACGACCGATCCCGCACGCTTCCCAGTGAACGGGGCGACGCAAGCGCGGGACGCGATTATAGCCTTCGGGAACGCGCTAGGAATTGGTGCGGACGTAATCGTCATCCCTCAATTAGTATGCGCTTTAAATTCAATCCCTGGGATTTTAGATATTGACGTTAGAATCGGGATCGCTCCGGCCCCTACATTAGATAACAATATTCCCGTGGATGCGGACGAAATTTCGCGATGGGATACAAGTAGAACGGTGATAAATCTAATATGATAAATATTATTTCGGATCACATTCAGGCGGCGCGCGATAGGCTAATCACTCAATACAAAGACGCGCCGAATTTGATTGCGATATTAGACTCTCTTACGACTCAAATTCAAGATTTAGAAAACGCTTATCACTCTTTATTTCTCGGGCGTTGGATCGAAAACGCGGAAGGTTTAGTCCTCGACGATTTTGGAACTATCGTAGGCCAAGCGCGCGAAGGCTTCGACGACGATTTTTATAAAATTCTTTTATATGTGAAGATCGGGGAAAATATTTCCCAAGGTGAAACGGAGCGCGTGATTTCAATTTATAAAATTATCACGCGCGCGACTCGCGTAATGCTCGGCGAACGGTATCCGGCCGGAGTGGATTTACTTTCAAATGGGACGATCAATCCGATTACTGCGCAGTTTATCATGAATAGATTGCAAAGAGTCGTCGGGGCGGGGATTCGCGTCGATCATATCGGACACTTTCATCCGACAACGCCTTTCGGTTTTTTAGGTGCGCCGGATGCGGCCGGATTTAACGTCGGGGAATGGGCTTACTTATACAATACATCGCCATTTTTCTCGTTTAAAAATCCTAATCGGGCGGATATTTCCGGCTTCGGGACTTTAAGCGATCATGTTTATGGTGGGAAATTTATATGAAATCGGTTTTAATTAAAACTAAGGGGAAAATTTTATGACTGCACCTGTACAAATACCTACATGGGCGACGGACGGCGGCGCTTCGATTACCGATCCGGGCGCAACAAAACAAGGAATCGGATGGATCGTCGAAATTCCCCCTCATGAATATTTCAATTGGTGGCAAAATCTCGTAGGCCAATGGATCGTATATTTGAATACTGAATTAGCGGCGGTTCAAGCCCTCCAAGGTATTTACGACGCCATAGTCGGAACGGGTGGAACTCATGCGGATTTAAACGCCGTGGTCGCCGCGATGGGGGTTACGCTCCCAAATCAGGACGTAAAAGTTTTCGTTAAATCGCCGTTGACGGTTATCGCGACTCAAGTTTTAAGCAAAGAGGGAATGGATATCGAATTTCATCCAAAGGCTTTTATCGCCAAGGGCCTTACGGTCGTAACGGGAATTCAAATCACCGCAAAGAGAGTAAAAATCAAAGGCGGACGATTTATAAATTTCAATGAAGTGGGCGGCGAAGGTATTGAATTGACCGCTAACGGAAAAAATTGTCATATATTGAATAACACTTTTTCAAATTGCACGGATTCGGTAACGGACGGCGGTGCGAATAATGTTTTAATCGGAAATATTGAAGAGGTAGCATAATGAGAAATTTAATTTTAATCCTTTTATCTTTTTTAACCGTGACGGCGTATTCCGCCGCACCTTTTAAAGTTCCAAACGATCAAGTCACTTTCGGAAGTGGTTCCACTCCGACGGTAAAAACTATCGAAATGAACGCCGGGCTTGGCGCTTCAAATCCAAAAATTCAAAGTGCGAACTCCGGAACGAGTGTCGAGATTACAAAGCCCACAAAAATAAAAGGCGCGACAACTTCCGAAGGCGATTTAACTATCGGTGACGGAACGGCGGTAAATAGAAAAATGACAGTGAATCGCGGCGGATCTAATCCCTATTTGAAATGGGATGAGGCGACGGCGGCTTGGGTTTTTTCTAACAACGGCGCACTAGAAAAAAAATTAGGAAGTGGATCGGGTTCGGGCGGCGAAGGTGGAACTAACCTTCTACAAAATCCGTCATTCGAGGACGCGGGTTCGCCGGTTTTAAATTGGACGAATTCAGGCGGAACTTTCACGCAAGGAACTTATACAAATGGCCTAGAAAACGATTTAAAATACGGGACGTTTGTTTCGACAACTTCGGCGCAATACGTTCAATCGGATTTAACAACTTGGCCGGATATGATTCCGGGCGGCGGACAATATAAAATAAAATATAACGGCGGAAGCGGTAATTTTAAGTTACAAGTTTTAGACGGAAGTTCGAATCTATTGGCCGAAAAAGTTTTAGTAAATTCTACGGCGTGGATTGAATTAGATCCGGGATCTTTTTTCGCTCCGGCCCCAGGCGTTCAAGTTCGTTTAAGAATTGTTTCAACGGGCGCGGGCACTTTAAATTTTGACAAAGCCTATACCGGATCTAACTTAAATATTTCTGTATTTCAAAAATATTTCGGGCCAGAAATTAGTTATACTCCAACTTTTACAAGTTTTGGAACTGTCGTTTCACCTACTATTACTTATCAGCAAGTAGGCGGGTTTTATATAATCAAAGGTGAATTTACTCAAGGGACTCCGGTCGCTTCGGAATTTAGAATGAGTTTACCCGGATCTTCGGTAATTAAATCCGGAACCGTCCCGAATCAAATCTTTGGGGAATTTACTTTCGAACAAGTTACCGGAACGTCAAATAATTATTTTATGTGTGGTAACGCGGGGGATGCTTATTTAAAATTTTGCGTTCACGGCGCGGCTAGTGCTTACGACGCAATTTCCGCCACTGGGCCAATGCCTTCGGCGGGCGGAAAATATAAATTTTATGCGACGGTTCCGATTCAAGGTTTAGGCGGAAATTTTGAGGACGCTCAAACACCGAAATCAGCGGACTGGATGATTGATGCCAATATCGGCGGGGCGAATCCGGCGACTTCAATCTCATCTACATATGTAATTTGGGAAAATGCTTCGCTCGATATGGTTATAAATCCAGGTTCGGCGGACGTACAAATCCCATGTAGTTCGACTAACGTGGCGACCTCGACGACTTGTTCGGTCGGGAGTGAACAAATCGGCGTGACCTTCACAAATCCCGAAACTGGATATTATGAAGTATGCGGCGAAATGGGATTAGATTTGTCTAATACTTATGTGACAAATCAATGGGTCGAAACTAACGACTCGAATACGGGAATAATCCAAGAGGGGAAATCCCGTGGCGGTATGTTTACCGGGGCGACAAACGTAAGAGTAAACCTAAACACTTGCGGAATTTTCTACTTTGCGGATATCAAAAAAAGGGCGTTGCGATTAGCTTACGAGGCTTCAAATACCGCGGGAGTTTTAATCCTCGATCGCGACACGGCCAAAGGCCAACAAGACGCCCATATCACTGTTAAAAAATTATCTAATTCAAGCCCGCGCGCGATTTTAACCGGGGATACCGTAACTTCTAAAGGAATAAATAAACCCGAAACTTTAACTTTTAGTTTCGGAACTACAAACGTAAACACGGCTTGTACTACTTCACCTTGTTTTTTAGATCAAGGAACTGGAACCGCGATAACCAATATCACTCGCGCGAGTACTGGAGATTATACAATAAATTTCGCGAAAACTTATTCTAAGCTATGGTGTTCGGGGGCCGGAACGGATGCGGGCGGTAACGATCAATGGATTCGCGGGTTCAATGGTGGGGTTCAAAGTAATAGAGTCGTAACTAATAGTAGTACGTTTAGATTCGCTTGTATTCGCTATAACCTTGGCGCTCAGGATGACTGCTATGCGACTTTAACTTGCAACGGATACTAAGGGGATTTTATGAAATTATTTTTATTAAGTTTTTTATTTTTATTTAACTGTTATGCGGAAAATTGGCAACGCCATTCGGTGATTAAAGCCGGAGGCGTCGAGGGTTTTTCCTTTGAAAAAGATTGTCTCAAATACGGGGAAAAGTGTTACGAGGTATCGGATAAACCCGCTAAGATTTTCAGCGAAGTGGACGTCCAGATCGATGACAAATCGAAGCCAAAATATTCTAAATCGCAAGTAAATCAATGCGGTGAATATTGCGAAGTTCTTTTTAAAGATTTGAAATGCGACGATGAATTAGAATCGCCTATTTTCAATAAAGATTTGAAACAAATTTATTGCTCTAAATTTATCGGCTTCGATAAAAAACTAGAAAAACAAATGGCCGTCGATTCGGTTAAAGTCGCGGACTATGACAAAGAGCGCGACGACTTAAGCAAGGAAAAAGGAAAAGAAGCGACTATACAAATGGCGCTTAAACGAATGGATTGCGGGCGTAGAGTGATCGCGCTTTTACTTGCGCGTAATTCGGTAAAAGGTTTAACCACTATTCAAGTCGGGCAATTGAATCAAGCTTATGCGGGAATTAAATCATTACTTGAATCGGGTTCAATCACTACGGCCAAAGAACAAATTTCGCTAGTAACTCCGGACGGCGTGGCCATTACTTCCCAAGATAAAACGGCCCTTTTAGAAGAGGCGACGAAATGCGAATAGTAGGAATAATTTTAGTCGTGATTTCGACCGCAATCGTATGCGTGGCCGGATACTGTTTATATAAAATCGCGGGGTATTGAATGACTAGAGAAGATGCGGCCCTAGGGAACGAGCGCGAATGGCGAAAATTTTTAATGAGTGAGATTAAAGATTTAAGGCATGAAGTCGCTCAAATAAATATTACTGTGACGACTTTAAAAATTAAGATAGGATTAGCTAGTTCATTTTTTGGATTTTTGGCCGGAGCATTAGCGACGGTTATTAGTAAAAAACTATAAGGGAGAATTTTATGAAAAGTATCTTGTTATTGGCGGCTTTATTTTGTGAATTGTTAAACACGGGCGACAAAGTAGGCCATGAAAAATGGCCTAGCCGTTGGTTAAGTGTGACGGCGCTTTTTGATGAACTTTTAGGTATGCAAGGTTTTTCCCTTGCCGAAGCTAAGTCATGGTTAGCGACTCACACGGATGAAGAAAAGAAAAAAGTTCTAGATTTCATGCAAGAAAAATTTGATATTCAGGACGATAAACTAGAATTATTACTTGAAAAAGGTTTAATTCTTTTAGGCGAACACGTCGATCTAATCGAAAAAGATATCGCGTTTGTTAAGGCGCTTAAAGCTTAATGAAAATTAAGTGGTCGTCGTGGACGATTCTTTTTAATTTAATTTTACTCGGCCTGGGGGTTTTCGCCCCTAGGCTTAATAACGAATCACGCACGATTCTTATTACAAATGGGATCGCGGGGATTGGCCTTCGCGCTAAAACCAAGGAAGCGTTATGGACGAAAAAAGAACCTTAGTCGTAATTAACCAATATCAGAATTTCAATAATCAAGAATATCAAAAACTTTTAGCCGCAAAATCGGCAATCGAAACGATTGTAAATCATAGACTTTTCCGCGAAGAGGTTTTAGCCGCTGAATTCGGCGAAACTAATGGCAAGTCAAACGAACAAATTCTTCAAATGATTTTGGAAGGGACGGAAATTTTATCTCCCGAACAAGATTATGAAATCGACGTCTCTATAATAGTTTACTATTCATTTAAAAAAGTAGTGGGCTATACTTATGCGAGTACGCCGATAACTTGGATCAATCGAAAATTTTTATTTTCTTTTAAAGGTTTAAAATTCGCGAGTAATATGATGCATGAATACATGCATAAATTAGGATTCGGTCATGATTTTTGGCCGACAAAACGCCGCCCGTTTTCCGTTCCGTATCAAATGAATCGGATCATTGAAAAAGTAGGCGCTCAATTAGGGATTTTATGAAAAATTTATTTGTAATCATTCTTTTATTTTGGTTCGTTTCATGCAATGCCACGATGCAAAGCCAAGATTTAAAACCCGAAGTTTTTTATAAAAGAGATATGCTAATCACCGTCAACGGCTTAAGCGCCGAAGGGGCCTTAGTCGCTCCGGCTTCCGATAAATATGAAGTCCACGTCGAGGCGCGTGGCGACCTTGATTTATTTGTCATGCGTTCGTGCCATAAGGAAGAGTCGAAGGAAAAAGCATGGAACGTAAAAACGAAAGTTAAATCCGGTTTGTTCGGATGGGGTTCTAAAATTATCGATCAAAAAAGAGAAGTTAATTTCACTTTATATTTAAACGAACTTGAAAAAGAAGATTGCCCGATAGAACTTGGAGGCTTTGAGCAAAACGGCGGTCGCCATTCGTGGGGCGTGATTGATTTTGAATCGCCAAAATATCAAGTCAAAGCGGCGGTTCTTTGTAATGGCAATGAAGTCCAGGCTAACGGGAATTTTATTTGTCAAAGCCGAAACGGACTTTTTCAAAAAATTAAATTCGCTAGTCCGATGAAAGTCGCGCCTTCCAATTCATGCGGTTTTATCGGTGAAGGTTTAGAATTTGAAACAAAACTTCCGCTAGGATCTTGCGTCGCTATTTTTAAAGGCGACAATAAACTTTTTAAATTTTCAGGAATCGGCTATGAAGCGATTCTAATTAGGGAGTAATTATGTGGGCCTCAATAATTAGCGCGTGTTTACCGACTCTTTTAAAAATTATCGGCGGTTACATCGAAAAAAGAATCGCCCAAAATAAAATGAAGGAAGAGGCGCGGGAAAAATTCCTTGCCTTCGCTCAGGCCGTTGCGCCGTCATTCGGCAATTCCGCAAAGCATCGCGAGGACGTTAAAACTCAAATCGAGGAACTTAAATGAAAGTCGCTTTAATCGTAGGGCATACCTCGACTTCAAAGGGCGCTAGGGCCACAAATGGCGTTTATGAATGGGATTACAATTCGCACATAGCCGAAGAGGTTAAAAAGGTTTTGCCGGACGTAGAGGTCGTTTTAAGACTTCATTGCGGGGGATCTTATTCCGCCCAGTGTTTAACTACGGCCACGCGCTGTAAGGAACTGGGAATCACGCACGCGATCGCCCTTCACTTTAATTCTAATGAAAAAATAATGGCCAAGGGATGCGAGGCCCTAACCGTTTCGGCGTGGGATTTGGCCGATAAAATTAGTAGTGCGCTAGTTCACGATTTCGGAATTAAAAATCGAGGCGTGAAACTTCTCAAGGAAACGGATCGGGGCTACTATGAATTAAGGGCATTAAACGATTACGGAATTAAAGAGGCGGTGATTTTAGAACCTTTTTTCGGATCTTATTCCGATACAACGGAAAAGATTATCGAAGATGAAACTTTTTTAACTCCGGAAGGTCAAAGAAAATATATTGATTCGCTTTGCGATTTTATAAGGGGCTTAAATGGAACCGACAAATAAAAAGAAAATTATTGTTACCGGATCGACCGCCTCAATGGAATTGATTTGTTGGGAAGAGGACGATTGTGGAAATCGCTCAATTTTCGACGCGACGGGATTCTCCCTTATGGAATTAGTTTATAAAAAGAATGACGGAACGCTTGTCACTTTGGGCGTGGGAACGGGTTTAACCGTTGTCGATATAAAAACACTAATAGTAAAAGCGGATTTGTCCGTTGCTCAAACGGACGTTTTAAAATCGAAGGCTTGGTTTAATTTTGATTTAGAAGTCACGATCGGCGCGGAAAAATTTATTTTCGCTTCACGCGAGGAATGGTTCGTCGAAAAAGGAATACGTCAATCATGAACGAGTGCAAAACCATTTTAATTACTCATTCTAAAAAACAAGTTATGACCACGGCGAAAGTCGGGTTTACTATTATTCAGCGGAACCCATTAGTATCGAATGGGACGAAATTAAATCCCATTTTAATTACGGATTCACTTCCGCTTTTAGGCCAAGCCTTAGAACAAATTTACGTCCAGGGCGACACGGGGCCGGTGAATGATCCCACTATTCCGGACGGGAACGAAAACGACGTCCTTTGGATTTTTGTTACAAGTACAGTAAACGGAATAAATTTCACTACTCAAGGCAACGTAATTTTAAGCCGCGAGTTTTATGGGATAACCGATTCAATGTTATGCCTTGGATGGGAAGTATCGACTCAAAAATGGATCGAACGAGGTCGCAATGAAATTACTGCTTAGTTTTTTTTTAATTTCTTTTAATCTTTTTGCATACTCGGGAATTTTTACCGATGATATTCATAATAAGTATTCGAAGTTACAACTTCCGAACTATTCTCTTTTACCTGGAACCGTTGCGCAATTTAACCCCTTCACCGGAACCATTGAATCGGCTTCGACTTCGACCGTAGAACTTGCGGCGCTACAAGGCATAAACGGAAATATTCAAGATCAAATAGATAATATTATCGGGGGCGGCGGCTTTGAACCTTCAATCACTCCGGGCACGACTCTACAATATTGGCGCGGTGATAAAACATTTCAAACATTAAATACTAACGTCGTTCCGGATTTTTTAAATAAAAGATATGTGACCGACGCGGAAAAAACAAAACTCGCGAATTTAAGCGGGGTAAACACTGGGGATCAAGATTTAAGTTCTTACGCGACTTCCGCCTCCGTTTCAAGCGCCTTGAGTTTAAAATATGACGCCTCAAATCCTAACGGCTATGAAACTCCCTCGCAGTTAAATGCACGCGATACGGCCAATAGATCAAGATCAAATCACACTGGGACTCAAACGGCTTCGACCATTTCGGATTTTAATGCTTCCGCTCAAACGGCCTTAAGCGCGTCACTTGCTTTAAAATATGACGCCTCAAATCCGGCGAATTATATTACGACCGCTTCGGTTTCAAGCGCCTTAAATTTAAAAGAGGACGTCGCTCCGGCTTATGTAAATTTTTATTTTTTATCGACTTATACTGGAACCCCGACGGGATCATATTCGCATCCATTTAACAATTTAACCACGGCAATTTCTACGGCGTTCGCAAGCGGGGCCAATGCCCAAATTAAAATCTTAGATCGCGCCTATACTCTTCCTTCGACTCTTACCATAAATAATTATAATGCGAATTTGACGATCGAAGGCGCGGGCGGTGCGAATGACTCGGTAAGTACGTCCGTAACCGGGGATATAATTATTAGCGGGACTTCGACTAGAATCCGTTTTAAAAATTTAAAACTTAATGGAAATTTAACATTAGACGGATGCGACGGGCGAATTTACACCGATAATTTTGAAGTAAACAATATTACTTTTTCAAACGCCTGGAAGCGGTGGTATGAATTTCATAAAACTTCAATTCTCGGGACGGTAACGATTGGCGGATCTCCCGCGTCGTCGCCACAAATTTCGACCTTTGATTTAAGAGGTTCGTCGACCTGGGCGATAAATTCAAACGTCACGGTATTACATTATTTTCCATTGGCCTTAAATTCTATCACTCATTCGAATGGAAATTTATTTATTCGTGGGGGCGGGGGATTTACAAACGCGACGGGGATCACTTCGACCGCCAATACTCCGAACTTTTTTATCATTGACGGAACAAGTTTTTATCAGGGCGCGGGAGTTTATTCCCTTATAAACAAAACCGGAACCGCCGATTATTTTTTAGATGCGCCTAAAAGAAATTTCGCTTCCGACGTTTTAACCGGAAGTCGAATCGGCTACGGAATCAATTCGGCCGATCTTGGATATACCCCGACGACTTCCGGAGAATGGTTATCGCCTCCGACAAATATTCGTGGCGCGCTTGATTCAATCGCTAACGAATCGGTAAAAGATTTTGTGAACGTGACCGGATCAAGCTATTCGATCGTCGATAATGTTAAATATGTAAAAGTAAATTTTGCCGGAACTTCGACCGTCACGCTCCCAAGCGCGATCGGACGCAAAGGGAAATCTTTTCATATAAAAGTTTTAACCGCCAATGACGTAAATATCGCAACGGTATCCGGACAACTAATCGACGGCGCGGCTTCCCCAGCAATTTTAAACGGAATAAATAATTCGGCCATGCTTACAAGCGACGGCGCGAACTGGTTTTTAAATTAAGGAATTTTTATGAAGGTTTTTTTACTACTTTTATTTTTATCGACTAAACTTTTTGCGGGATTTGTTTACCCTCAAAACTATTCGACCTCGACGCTACAAAGTACGGGAAATGGTTTACTTTTAAATATTCAAGATTATGTTTCGGTTTTACCGGGGGTGAAAGGGGACTTCGACGATTTTATTCTTCCCGCAAGCGGCTTGGCGCTTTTAACTAAGGACACGGGGACGAATCTAAACGGAAGATTAAATTCCAAGTCTATAAATACTCAAATCACATCAAGCGATAAGGGCCTAATCACAAAATCTTTTTTGCACGTTGCGAGTACCTCGGGCGGTTACGTCGATGTAAAAGGAACCGCGGCGGGCGAACTTACAATCGCTTCCACTTCGGGCGTTGTCGCATTAGCATCTAAACAAGATTCACAAATCGCGGCTTTAAATTCCATTGATTCAAAACTTACGACTGGAATTTCAGTATCGGGCGGCGCAACGGCGGCGCTTCAAACCACATTAAATACAAACGTCGGAGCGCAAGCCGACGCCGCCGCAAGTTCCGACACGGGATCGTTTTCGATTATCTCATTCATTAAAAGGGGCATGCAAAACTGGACTACTCTTTTAGCGAGTATTCCGACACTCGGCCAAAAATTGATGAGCGGATCTTGGCCGGTGACAATCGCTTCCGATCAATCTGCTTTAAACGTAATGCTTCCGGATATATTTTTCACGGGGCAATCCGCTCAAACTGCGACGGTAAATAATATTTTAACCTCGACCGCGGGGGCGGCGGCTTCGGACGTCGCCGGATATCGTTCGGGTTCGGTTCAAGTTGTTTCAACGGGAACGGGCGGGACTTTCATTTTTGAAGGTTCAAACGATAATACAAACTTTCAAGCGATCACGGTGCAAAATCAAGGAACCGTAGTAGGATCTTCGATAAATACCGCGATCACCGCTTCGGCTTCACAACTTATTTATACCTTTGCGATCAATTATCGCTATGTGAGATTAAGAATTGCGACCACTATTACGGGCGGTTCTATTCAAGCGTTTTCTAGATTTTCGCAAGCGCCGTATTCAAATACTGCAATGACCGTCAATCAAAGCACTGGGGCCAATTTAATTATTTCGGGAACCGTTACGGCCACGGCTTCGGGAACCTATACGACCGACGCAATCGTAACAAACGGAACGGATATCGCTTCGGCGGCGGTAACAACTACGGCGGCGGAAGCTACTCAAACGCAAGGGAATAAATCCGTGGTCGCCTTATTTTTAAACGTGACGGCGGTATCAGGAACGAATCCGACGGCCGATTGGACTCTACAAGAATCGCCCGACTCGGGGACGACTTGGTTCGATACTTATATGTTTCCGCGCATGACCACGGCCGGAAATTATCAAACGCCTTTAATGCGTTTATTTGGGAACCGTTATCGCTTAAATAGAACGGTCGGAGGGACTACGCCGTCGTTTACTCGGGCGGTGATTTCAAATAGAACCTCGGGCCTTGGGGCGAAGCTTATCCGTTCTTTTTATAACCGGACGATTGATCCAAATACTTTAAACTCTACGACTGCGACTTGGTTTATTGAAGGCGCTCGGGAATTTACGATTTACACCGATTGCACGGCTTCGACTACTCCGGCGACTCTTACCCTTCAAATTTCGGATGACGGCGCTAAATGGGCGGATACGGCGCATATAATCACTACACAAAACGGGACTTTAATGGTGAAAAATATTATCATGACGGCGCGTTTTGCCCGTTTAAAAACGACCACGGCCGGAACCGGGAATACTTTAAACTACGTTTCAATTTATGGGGTGGATTGATGTACAAACTTTATAAGCTTGTCGATGAATCAAATCCAGATAGTGAAAAAATCTTAGTAAAAGAATTGCCAATAACTGATAAAAATCTCGACGCACTTTTACTTGAGTGCGTCGACGGTTATGTTTTAGAAGAGTGCGACGAATACGTTTCACGAGTTTTAAAACCTTAGTTTTTGGAAGTTAAGTCAGTATAAACTAGCGTAATTACGCCATTCGCGAAGTTTTTCTTCCGCGAAAAATTCTTTTAGGATCTCTTTTTCGGAGATCGGTTCTTTGTTTAAAACCTTTTTAAAAATCTTTTTCGCTTTTTCAATTTGGCCTAAGCTTTTATCGGCGTGATCTTTTATATGACAGATAAGCAATAAAAGAAAAATATTCGATGAGAGTAAAAAGAAGATTATAATTTTCATTTGTCCGCCCTATAAATCTCTCTAATTTCTACGTCGGGAAAAACCAATTCATTATTTCCGTCGCCGTCGTCATTTGTAAATTCAAAATTTTCAAAATCAAACTGGGCGTGCGCTTGTTCGGAAAATAATTTTTTAATTTCGGGTTCTAAAAGTTTTCTTATAATTTCGTTTTTAACAACTAATCTACTCATTTCTTCACCACTTGCCTATATTTTATCATTGCCGTAGCTTGCCAAGTCGCATCGCTCAAAGCGTTATGGGCGACGCCCGTATCCGCTTCGGTCATTAAGCTTTTACATTTTGTGAGGGCGTCGTAAGTTCTAAAGCAACGCGCATTTCTAAATTTCCACGGAAGCTTTATTTTATAATCTTTAAATAAATCTTCGATCATGGGAATATCAAACGCCGCGCCGTTACTCCAAACGGTTAAATTATTTCCGTCGAATTTTGCTTTGTCTAATTCGGCTTTAATCCATTCGCTAAAAAGTAATAGCGATCCACGGACTTCGCTTTGCACTTCCTTAAAAACGGCTTGCGCTTCGGGTTTTTGGGAAAACCAAAATTTCAAAGTGCCCGCCTCGACGTGACGGCCATTTTCTAATTGATCTTCCAAGTCTAAAACGGCGTAATGAGACGAAACAATTTTATCGGGCGTAAATAAAACCGCGCCCAGTGAAACGATTACGGCGTTCGATCTAGTGGATAATGTTTCTAAGTCGATCATTAAATTCATAAAGATTTTATTCCTGCTATAAGTAATAAGACGATTACTATTCCGCCGATAAAGGCAAAAATATCTAATACGATTAAAAATAAAGTTTTAAGAAATCTCACAAATTATTCCTCGTTAAATTTCATAGTGTCGACCGTGTCCGTAAGCATTGTCGCGCCCGAAGCCCAGGTTTTTAAGTCGTTACTTTGATCGAAATTATATCGGAATCGATAAAATCTTGATCGTGATTTTTGTTTTGTGATTACTTTTTCATAAAACGCCAATTCAAAGGCCTTTTTATATTTATCTTTTTCGGCCACTAAATTATGGATAATATCTTCGAACCCATCGTCGCAATTTTGAATTCTATTTAGCGCCGAATTATTTAAGTTTATGATTCCTTTTTCCAAATCATTTTCACGTTCCGATTGATAATTCAATAAACAAATTAAGGTTATTCCGGAACTCAAAGAAGCGACCACGCTTAAAATTAAAATAATTCTATTCATAAAAACTCAATGCCTCAGTAAAAATTTTCGTCAATCTATCACCGACAAAATCTTCATTCAATAACCATAGTAAATATTCCCGATCTTCTTTTACAACTTTTTCTAAGAGTTCGCCTTTATGTTTTCCAAAATTGAAACGGTAATCCGGGCAACGGCGTTCTTTATTTAGAACGGCTTGGATCAATTTAACTTGAAGCTTGTCCGCAATCTTTTTGATTTCCTGCGGGGCCTTAGACTCTACGGGAGTTAAAATTTTTAAATCTTTAAATGAGTTTAGTTTATTCATAATTTTCACCATTTCATTTTATAAAAATATTTCATATAAATTTTTTCTGCAATCAAAACTAAGAGGAATAAAATTCCGACGATCGCAAGAATCCCAAGGGCGACTAAAAATTGCGCGAGCATAGCGCCCAGTTTTAATTTTATTCCGTCCATTATATTCATAGCTTTTTCCCCTCCAAAATCATAATTCTATCGGCGATCATTTCTACGCACTGGGGAACTACTGCGTTCCCTAATTGTTTTATTCTTTGTCGTCGTTCACTTTCGACGAATTGATTTCCGTCCACCGCGGGGGAAATCCCATCATACTCTCGACGAATTCCGGATTCAGTCGTCCACCAATTACCGAAACGAGCGGCGGTTTTTGTCCTCCACCAGGATGAAACGTCCTCGGCGGAAGAGGTTGGCCAGAATCGCGACAAGTAGGCGTCGGGAGTGACAAAGCTACACTCCGAAGATTGCCCTTTTTTAGATCGTGTTCGTAGCTCTTTGATCCGATCGGCCCGGCCCCCTTCGCGTCCGACACTTGCGGCGTCGGTAAATTTTTCTGATATCTCGCGGCGTAGGTTACTAGCGTTCTTTGCGATTGACTCTTCGCCTTGGGATCGTAAATCTTTGTCGGCCCCCGCGATCCGTCGTTCGCGTCCGGAGTCGGAAGATTCTCTTCGCCACGCGATAATGAAGATTCGCTCCCGTAAATGGATTGCCCCGACGGAGCGAGCGGATATAATAGACCATTCAGCATTATACCCCATTTGATCGAGATCTTTGAGGACTCGGACAAGTCCGATATTGAGTAAATTTTTGACGTTTTCGATAAGAGCGTATCTTGGTTTAATTTCTCCGATGAGTCGGGCGAATTCGCCCCATAATCCGGATCGTGTTCTATTACCTTGTTCATCTTCAAAGCCCCTTTTTATTCCCGCGATCGATATATCTTGGCAAGGAAATCCGCCGGAAATTAAATCTATTTTTGTTTTTATGCTTTTTATTCCGTCGGTTAAAACGCCGTCAAAATAATGTAAATGGTTTACGTCGTCGAAGGCGTGAACTTTGGGCCAATGTTTATTTAAAACTTTTCGGGCGTGTTCGTCGAATTCACAAAACGCCGTCGCCTCGAATCCGCCGGAGCGTTCAAGTCCTAATTCGATTCCGCCTATTCCTGAAAATAAAGACAAAGTTTTAAGTTTCATTATTTTTTAAACCTTTCACCTTCGCCGCCTTCGACGTCGATAGGAAATCCCTCGGCCCAAGCCGGAACTTGTCTCATTAAATTTTCATATTCTTTTAAACTTTTCCCGATATCGCACTCACTAACTAATTCATCGTGAACGGTAAGAATCGTAGGGTATCCCGCCGCCTCGACTCTAAACATTGCTTCGACCATTACGTCGCGACTAATCGCCTGGACTATATTTTCCGTAATTTTTCCGCCATAAGTCCGCTCGGTCGTCCATTGTTTAGTTTTGGAATCGACCGCCATATATTGCAATTGCTCTTTTAATCCGAACGGCGATTCCGCTAGTTCAATTTTTGGATACGCATACGCTATTTTCCGGCCGGAAGGAAGTTTACAGTATAAAAAATTCCCGACTTTTTTAAATTGAACACGGCGACAAGGAACCACTAAACCGGGGAATTTTACCGCTTTGATCGCGCACGCTTCGACTTCATACCAAAAAGTCACGACCTCTTTAAAACGCGTTCTATACGCCATTTTAGCGCGATTCGCTAGATCTTCCGATACTTCCATTCCGTAACCGCCGCAAGTGACGATAAACTTCGGCGCGCCCATTCCGTAACCAAATCCTAAGATCGCTTGTTTTCCTAATTGACGTTCGAAACTTCCCTTTAAGATTTTATCCGGGGATGTATTATAAATCGTCGCGGCCATTTCTTCATAAGCTTTTCCGCCGCCGTCTCTATAAAGCGCAAGGCCCTCTTTGCATCCAGTAAGCCAAAATAAACCGCGCGCCTCGATCGAAGCAAAATCGCAAGTCATAATCTTTTTACCCGGCCCCGCTTTAATCATTCCGCGGATCATGGAGCTAATTACATCTAAAACGTCGGGATATTCTTTTTTAAATTCTTGATAATTATTTTTATTTAAAAGTTTAAAAGCTTTGTCGATATCTTTTAGTTCGCCGCGTGGAAGGTTTTGCGGTTGAAAACCTTTTCCCGTCCAACGTCCCGTCGATGCGCCGTGATACATTAAGGAACCATAAACGCGACCGTCCACGACTAAAAGTTCTAGCGCCTTAAGTTTTTTCGTGGAAGATTTTGAACAAGCTTGACGAATTTCTAAAACTCTTTTTGCAAGCGGTTGAATCTTAGGAAAATTTATATTCTCTTCGACGACGGCGGCGGTCAACGTCTCTAAGAATAAACCGTGAGACGCTAAAAATTCTTTTATTTTTTCCGTTTGACCATGCGTTTCGACTCTTCCGCCCGTGATCTGTTTTAGCTCTAAGGTCAATTCTTCGATATACCTTTCGACAAAACTTTGCGCGATATAAACCGACTTCATATCGATGGGAAGTCCGCGATCGTTTATTTTCATATCAAGTAAAAAAACCTCGCGTTCGTTTTCTGATAATGGCGGAATGGTTTTTCCGATCTCAACTTCGACAAGGGTATCCGTTTTGCAATACGCCGCAAGTTTTAGTAATTCTTGAATTTGTTCACGCCAAACGCTCGGATCTTCCATAGTCACGCGCTTGCGTAATTTCGTCATTTTAAGCATGAGCGATTTTCCGCCCATATCTTTTTGAACTGGAAGTCTTAAAGCGTTTGCAACGCCGTCTAATGATCTAGGAAGCGCAAGGGCCGAAGCGTTCGCGGCCGAGCAAAAACATTGGAAGTCGAAAATAATTGGCGCGCCGAAATCTCGCACCATGATATTATTCCAAATCAATCGCTCAAAATTTATATTGTGGGACTCGATATCTTCCAGGTTTTGAATTGCATCGTATAAAGGTTTTAAAATTTCTAAACTCGAAATCGCCGGGATCAAAGGCGACCACGTTGTCGCCTTGCCGTTTATCACATAAACGAGGCAAAGAATTTCCGTCGTCACATCCTTAGCGTAACGATAAACGCCTTCCTTTTTAAGGCCGCATCCGGATCGTGTTTCGAAATCTATACAAATCATTTTTTACTCTAAAAAAAAAAAGGGACGCGCTTACTCGCGCCCCGAAAATAACTAATTAAAAATCAGAATCCGACGAACTCGCGTAATTAGGAAGATTATTTAGATCTTCCGTTACTTCGACCTCATCGAAAACAGATTGCGCCGAAGCACGTCCGCCTAATTTTTCACCGTCTTTTAATTTCTGGATATTTTGCAATCCAAACGCAACGCCTTTATTTCCCATATGGTCAAAGGCGTAGACGTTCACTTGCGCGCGTGCGAAGCATCCTGAATAAAAAGCATCCGGATCAATGATATCATTTTTTTGTTGATCGATTAGTCCCGGCGCGAATTTACTCGACGCCGAAACGAAAACCGTATCCGCAAAGCCTTGATACTCATCCGCTTTTTCATTCCCATCGCGAAACGGATTTTTCCAATTCTTCGGCCATTTTTCTTTGGCCCCGAATTTTGCCGTCATCGCTTGCGCTACTAATTCTCTCATCTTTTTGTATTCGGGAGTCGCTTGCGCTTCTTTGTCGAATAACATACAGATAGAATACTTCGCTTCTTTTCCGGCCTCAAACGCCTTCGGTTTAAAGACTTGCGTAAACGCCGCTCTAAATTTTGGTGTTAAAACCGCTTCTAATTTTTGTTCCGCCATAAATCCCCCTAAATTAATTAAATATATCCTTTGGCAGGTCAACCGCTTTACGTTTATCGGACTCGGGAGCGATAGTAAGATCGCCCGCGATTTCGACAAATAAAGACGATGCAATTTTTGCGAATTCTTTTTTACCTACAAGTTTTTCCATTTCCGGAACGGATTTAAAATCGTAAATCTTATCGCCCAAAGATCTTTTAAAAAATGCTTCGGCCTTTTGATCGTCATACCATTTCCGTTTTGAATTCCCGCGAACAACTTTCACGCCCGGAATACTTTTCCCCGATAAAACTTCGAATTTGATTCTCTCTTCACACGCATCTAAAAAAGTTTCGATGAGTTTTTTCTTCGAATAAATTTCGGCGACCTCTTCAATGGCCAATAACTCCGGCAAGGCGTTTGGACGCCCTTCGCTAAAAGCTTTAACCGCTCTTTGGTTCGCTTGATTTTTAAGCGCCGGGCACATTGCCGAAGCGGCGCAAAATCTACACGATTCGGGCGAAGGTATAAGGGGCGCGTCGTCGATCTCGGTCAACTTCGCGCCTATTTTAAAGAGCGCCTTCCACTCCATAAGTTCGTCAAAATTTATTGCCCACGTTCGCAAAATCCCGTCGGGATGCGGCGCACGCGGTTGAAAAATACTCATCTTAATAGTATCGAAACGATCGAAGGTTAAAAAATCTTCATTGAACGCCGCGCCCAGTGCGTAAAAAACTAACTGGGGATTTTCAAACGCTTCGACCGCAATTCCCGCCCCATATTTTAAATCGAAAACGTGTAGCGTTTTCTTTTCATGGGATACGATACAAGCGTCATTGGTTCCAAACATTGCCGGATGAATGGTCGGGAGTGAAAATCTTTTTTCGACTAACAATTCGCCTTTAAGTTCTTTTTGCGTCTCTAAAACTTCACTAACATAAGCCTGGGCGTATGCGATCATTTTAGAATCGGCTTTGTGTTCGCCCGAAGTGGTTTTAATCCACTGGCCGGGCTTGACCTCTTCGCCTTTAAAAAGCATTTCCGCCACGCTATGGGCCGTAGTTCCTTCCGCCGCATACTTCGAGTCGGGCGACGGCGGACACTTACTAATAAGCCTTACGGAACCCGGACAAGATAACCAACGCTTTGCGCTTGAAGCGCCTAATTTACTATGTGCGCTCATTTATTATCCTAATGCTAAAAGTTCTTTTTTGAACGCGGCCAAATCTTTTTTAGCTAATGCGGCGACGTTTTTTACGCCCCATTTTGTCATTAGTCCCTCGGCAACGGCGCGACCTTTCGATCCTGCTATCTCGCGAAGTTTTGCGCGTAAATCGTCAAGATTGATTTCCTCTTCGGCCGGAGCGCCCAAATCGTCAAAGCTATCAAGATCCGATTGCGTGTCGGTTCCGTGTAAATCGTCGTGAGGTAACACGCCCGCTTTTTCCGCCGCTTCGATAATTTCGTTTAATGTTTCATCGGCGGTTTTTCCTACTTTGCGAACTGCAATTTTTTCTTTTTTAGAATTGATTTCCCCGGCGATATAAGCTTTTTGTTCGGCCGGAGTCATCGCGGCCCATTGTTCTTTGAAGATTTTTACTTCATGTTTACCGCCCGGAGGTGCGACTTCATGCTCAAATACTTCACGGATTCCCGCCGGAACTTCCGTCGATTTTTCTTTTTTAGGTTTAGGTTCGGCCTTTGGTTTAACCGATTCAATCGGCGCGCCCGATGGGTTTGATTTATCTGGATACGCTAATTTATCAATAGCGTTTTTCTCGTTTAAAGTTTCAATCGTTTCGCTTCTTAATTCTTGAGCGGCGTCCGCGCACGCCGTAGAAATCGAAGCTAATAGGTTAGCGATTACTAATTTCATAAAATCCCCTTTATAGTTTTTAAAGCATCGTTAGCGACACTTTTTATTGTTTGTAAATCCATATCCGTTTCGCCAATACCTTGAAGCGCATCGAGGGCGACTTTAAATTTTTCATGTAAATTAAAAGTAATACATAATTCGATTTCGGGTTTTGCCGATAAGTTTTGTTTTGTGATTGGGACTTCTAGCGCCGTGACGACGCTAAATTTTTCAGAAATAATTTTTCCTAACGTCTCATGACCGATAATTTTTAATTCTTTTTCTAAACTTTTATATTGTTCAACGGGCATTATTTTTCTAATTCTAAATAAATTATCATTCATGACATTATTTCCTTAATATTTTTGGCCTTGGCCTCTTGAATTTTATAAACGAGAATCGAAATCGATCCGTCGAAAACTATATAATCAACTTGAACCGCATTTTTTTGTGTAATCCTATGGGCGCGATCTTCCGCCTGGACGTTTTCACCTGGGACAAAACTCGACTCGACAAAACAAACGTAATCACTTGCCGTTAAAGTAATCCCAACGCCGCACGCGGTAATCGATCCGATAAAAACTTGAACACTTGGATCATTTTGAAATCGATCGACGGGAGTTTGGCGATCAAGTGTTTCACCGCGAATTCCAACCGGATTAAATTCCGAAAATTCCTTCATTAAATAATCGTAAACTACTTTATGGTGACAAAAAATAATTGCTTTTTTTCTTCCGGCTTCGAATTGCTCTTTAATGTATTCCACGGCAAGCGGCGCGATCGCTTCGCCCTCTTCGCGTCTAAGCTTGGCGATATGATCGTCGAGTCCTAAAAAGGTTAAACGCTTTGAATCTTCCGCGAAGGCGTATTTCTTTTCATTCTTATCGAATTCATCTTTTAATTTTTTGGGCGGATTAAAAACAACTAAGCGCCGAGTTTTATCCGGTAAATCTTTTAAGACTTGTTCTTTTAAACGGCGAACCATGTAATGAGCGCGAAGGCGAAGCCCGAGTTCCTTCATATTTGAAGCGCCTTCATATTTTAAATTCCCGTTGTGATCTTCTTTTCCGGCGCAATATCTCATCGCAAAATCTTTAAACATCATATCGCCCAAGGCCTTTGGGGCAAGCTTGCGAGTGACGGCGTAAATTTCATAAGGACGATTTACGATCGCCGTTCCGCTCAAAGATAAACTTCTCTCACAACGATCACTTAAAAGACGTTGACCTAAAACCGCCTTAGTTCTTTTTGAAGTCCAGTTTTTTAAAAAATGAACCTCATCAAGAATTAAAACTTGATTCATTCGTCTTTGAAGGCCCATATGAATATTAGCATTGATACAAGATCCATAACTCACGATTTGAATATCGCTTAAAACGTCGACCGGAACCTTCGCCCCGCGAATAACCTGGATTTTTAAATCACGTCCGTAAATGTGCGCCTTGCGAAGTTCTTTTTCCCAGTTAGATAAAAGAGAAGCGGGCGCAATAATTAGAGCGCGGGAAATTTTATTTAGATTCATAAACGCAATCGCTTGAATCGTTTTGCCAAGGCCCATATCGTCGCCTAAAAGCGTGTGTTTTAAATCATTGGCGTAGTCAACGCCCGCGACTTGGAAGGGATATAATGTAACTCCCTTGGGCATAGGTATCTTTAAATTAGAAGATTCCGCGCGAGATTTTTCTACGCGCGCCTTCATTTCAGCAGTTAGCAGATAATTCACGACTTCACGCGGATTATTTTGCCGATAAAAAGATTTCATCCAATTCATTTGTGCAAAAATATAATTTTTTAGTTGACCATGTGTAAAGTAAAATTTTATATTTTTTGAAAATAGTTTTAGGAAGGTAACAATGCAAGGCGAAAATAAATCTAATCAATTTAGAGTGATTGAACGAAACGGAAGGCATCTTCCCTCGAAGATGATAGAACTCGCGGACGGGAAAAAATTAGATTACTCTTTAATCCCGCGAAATGAAAGGCGAACACTCGAAAAGAAAATCCGAACTAACGAAAATTTGAAATTTAAAATCAAATACTTAATGAGTGTCGATTTTTGTGATTCACCGATCACGGCAAAATATTATTTTTGTCAAAAATGTAATCGAAAACATTTAACTTTTAGAATCGATAAGGGACTAGATCCGATCACAATGATTTGTAAATCGTGCAATTTTCAATCGCTAGTCGCGGGCGACGTGACTGTAATCGATCAAATCATTCCGGATTTTATTTTTAGAAAACCTACTTTCGAAGAATACATTTCATCAAAAATCGAGAATCAAAACTCAATGGACGCGGGCCATTTATACTGCGAAAAAACGAGGGAATATGCAATTAAATAATTGGATCGAAGAGGTCGGAGTAAAAAAGATCGCGCATCTTTTAGATGTTACTCCGCAAAGTGTTTATGAGTGGGTGGGCCTTCGAGGCGCACCGTCAAGCGCAAAGGCGTGGGAAATTATAAAACTAAGTCACGGACTTGTAACGTGGGAATCAATTTATCAACCTTATTATTCTAAAGTGGAGGAATCGAATGGGGATCAAAACAAAAAAGCATAGTCGCCGTTGGGCCTATGTGCAATTACTAAAAGGCTTGAAGGTTAAATATAAAAATGATTCTTCCGGTGATTATTTTATAATGGATGAATTCGGAAATATAAATAAATGCTCGGAGGACGATAACTCCGGAGTTCGAAATACTAATCTTTATGGATCTAATAACTTTGAGGTGGTGTCATGACTCCAAGTGAATATTTAGAATTATCTGAGCGCACCGATTCACCTGATTACGTCAATCCCCTAATGCAATTTCGAAAAGAAGATTCATTCGAAAATATTAGAATACTTCACGCCGCTATCGGTATCTCGACCGAAGCGGGGGAAATTTTAGACGTAATGAAAAAGAAAATTTTTTACGGCAAACCGATCGATCGCGTGAATCTCTTAGAAGAATTCGGCGATGTTTGTTGGTATATCGCCGTCGCGCTTCGCGAACTCGAATCTTCATTTGAAGAGATCATGGAAGCGAATATCAAAAAACTCGAAAAACGATTTCCGGAAAAGTTCACAAATGAAAAAGCACTAGAACGAGATTTAAAAACCGAACGTCAAACACTAGAGGAAAATCTATGAACCGCGAACAATATTTAAAATTTTTTAAAGATACGACCGACAAAATGTTCGAGATTACTAAAAAGAAAAATCACGACTATTCCGGAGCGGACGGCGTGAATCCCTTTTCAAATTTTACGCGTGTCGAGGCGCTAGGAATTTGTTCAACCGAACAAGGCTTCCTTACTCGCATGAGCGATAAAATGAGTCGCATTGCGACCTTTGTATCGGCCGGAGAGTTACAAGTTAAAGACGAATCGGTCGAGGATACTTTAATCGATCTTGCGAATTATAGTTTATTGATGCTCGGATATATTAAGAGTAAAAAGAAGCCGGAAATAAAACTAACTATTACTAAAAACACGGGCGCAATTTGGCCGGAATGGAATGATACTAAAGTTTTCAACCTTGTTTCGTTTTTAAAAAAATTAGATATTGATTCCGGATGGGAAGAAAACGCCGTTAATTCCTCCCTCGCGCTAGTGGGGTATAGATCTAAGTATAATATAGATCAATTCGAAAAAGCCGTCGAAAAAATTTGGTGCGATGAAATTCTTCCGAAGTCGAACGGGGCTAACCAAGGCCCGACTTTAAATTTTAAACATTATTTAGAGCTAATGAAGATATAAAGTCCCTTCGGGGTTCGCCGTCGACTTGTGTCTAACATTCCGTGAAGGCTACGAGCGTAAAAGATGGGCAAGAAGTTAGGGCGACGGACGGCGGTAAAATTACAACGCGCCCGCTAATCCCCCATCGCTCTATGGGTGTATCGCCGGGGCACTTGAAAAGTATCGTAGCTACTCGGCCCATTTAATTTGGAGGTTTTTAATGTTTGATTTTGTAATGGGTATAATTATTTTAGTGGCGGTCGGATCTTGCGTTATTCAGGACGCGTGCGTCCCAGATAAGAATGGGAAAACTTACAAGCTTTGCAATCAAATTTTTGAAAAAGAAAAAGCCAATAAATAGGACTTATGGAATTAGAAAAATTAAAAAATATTTTCGAAACTTATATCTCTCGGGGCTTTTATTTATTTCCCATCAAAAAGGAAACAAAGCGCCCGGCGATTAAAGATAATTTAAAGCAAGCTTCTAACGATATAAATCAGCTAATGAAATGGAACGCGAAGTTCGATTCCCCGTCCTGGGGTTTATCGTGCGCAAAATCCGGCCTAGTCGTAGTCGACGTCGACGTTCGTCACGGCGGACTAGAATCCTGGTTAGCACTAATCGCGGACAAAGATCCGATCAACACTTTAACCGCGACGACCGGATCGGGCGGAAAACATTACGTTTTTAGATCGGAAGATTTAGAAAAATATATCGGTAAAATTCAGGACGGGATCGATATAAAACATAATGGTTATATCGTCGTTTATCCCTCATTAAACAACGTCGGCAACGCTTACACCTGGGACGACTTCAAAGTGGAAGTAAGTGAACTTCCCTTATGGTTAAAAGAAATAATAACCAAAGACGATCGAACCGGAGCGTCGTCGCCCGTTTATAAATTTGGAAAAGATTATTTAGATAAATTAGTTTTAGAACTTAAAAAATTTCCCCTTACTTATGAAGAATGGGTTCAAGCCGGAATGGCCATTCACGCCGCGGACGATGGGCCGGAAGGACTTCGCCTTTATTTACATCTAACACAAAACCCAAATTTTAATGAAGGCGATTTAGATCAAGCGCGGGAAAAATTCCGCACGTTCAATAAAACAAATGGGATCACGGCCGGAACTTTAAATTATTTAATTAAGAAAAAAGGCGGGATCGTTCCTCATCCTAGATATGACTCGGATATAAAAGCCTTTCAAGAAATTCGCTTGTCCTCAATTGCCGAAGAGAAAAAAACCTTTGAAGGCTTTTATCGTCACGGACAAAAATTAATTTGTTGGCATAAAGACGCGATCATAGATTGGTTTAACGATCAAGGTTATTGCTACATTGAGGCGAACGCTTCAAACGCCGCCTATGCTCATGTTACCGACAATCCCGACGGGACTTTAAGCGTCCAGTGCCTCGACTCTCGGGCGTTACAACAAAAAACCGAATCAATGTTTTATGTTTATGAAAAAATGACAAATACCGACGTAAAAATAATGGAAGAACCCGCATCAAGAATTTGGCGGGAGGCGGAAGATCGCCGGAAATTTCGAAAAATCGCTTATAGTCCTAGCGCCTGGAAGGCAGATCTAAATCTTTGGACGCCCTTGGAGTTCGAATCGGGGCCGTATGATTGCTCCGTGATTTTAGACTTCATAGAAAAAGCGATATGCGACGATGACACGGAGAAATTTAACTGGTTACTCGATTTTTTAGCTCATATCATTCAACGCCCCGCCGAGCATACTTCGATCGTTCCGGTTTTGATTTCTATGCAAGGAACGGGAAAAGGGCTTTTAATGGATTACGTTATGAAGCGCATTTTACAATCGCGCTATACCGTAGTGACGACCGCCTCGCAATTAGTTTCGCAGTTTAATGAATCATTAAGTAAAAAACTTTTAACCTTTGTCGATGAGGCAACTTGGCGCGGAAATAAAACGGAGGACGGAATTCTAAAACGTCTTATCGGATCTCCGACTATGATCGTCGAAGAGAAGTTCGGGGCGCGATATGAATTAGAAAACTACTCCCGTTATGTGATCGCCTCAAATAATGAAGAGGCGGTCGCCTTAGAGGTCGGGAATCGTCGTTATGTGATAATCGAAGGGAGTAAGCGCCTAGCGAATAATTTGGCCTATTTTGGGCCAATAGCGACGCGAATTAGAGAAGATGAAACTTGTATCCAGGGCTTCCATTGGTTCCTTAAAACGCGCGATTTAAAGCACTATGATCCCCATGCCATTATAAAGGGAAATACCGCGGGCCAAGAGGCGAAGATCGCCACGCTTGGAAGCGTTGCCCTATTTTGGGAAGATGTATTTTGGTGCAATCCGCGGGAAATGTGGGGGCCGGAAGGGCTTCGGTGCGCCTTGGCCTATAATTATTATTGTACGTTTGCCGATAAAATTAAGAGCTACGAGAAGGCCATATCGGAAAAGTATTTCTGGAATAAAACGAAACGCATGGTTAAGGACTTGCCGGAAGTGTCGCGGTTTAGACTCGACAATAATCCAAAGGGCGGCGAACGGGTTTACGTTCGAAATATTACGCCTAGGGAATTTATAACCTCTTTTTGTAGGACTCTCGATATCAAATTTCCCGAAGAAATCTTCGATCCTCAAGATTACTTATTTCGCAAAGATTAGAAGTTAGTGCGATTATTTACTAGAAGTTAGTGCGATTATTTACTAGAAGTTAGTGTCGCTTTTCCGAGGAAAATTGCCTCTCTATTTCTTCTTTTTCCTTTAAGTTTTGATCCCGTCGCCGAACAATACACGCCCTAAGAGCATCAAGCGTAATTAGAAATTCATCTAAACACGCGATGCAATGGAAATTTTCCCCGTTAGTATCTTCGGTATCCTTAAAGCTTTTACAAACGAGAGTTTCACCGCAAAGAGTATAGTAGACAATAAGGCCCGCGGCGTCGCGAGGGGCGTAATCTCTAATTTTATGGCGTCCTATTTTTATCGCGGGCATGGAAATCTTGTAGCACGGATTGAGCTTAAAAATGCGTAACTTTGTAAAAATTTCCGGTCGATTTTGAGGGCTAGAAAATTCAAATTTTTTTTGACTAAGCGGGACAAATTTTCGAGTGTATATACATAAGTTACGCACGGTTTACGCAAAATATACCTTTTTGTATATGCGAATATGTATATCTCGATAGGTTCGGGTTTTCCTTGTTTTTTGTTTTATATAATATCGTAGAGATTCCGTGATTTCAAAAACGGTCAAAAATCACGTTGTATATACAATTTGTAAGTCTATGATATTAAAGGCTTTTTTCTGTATATACAAAAAGTTTGTCCCGGATATATGTCTATGAAATTATTGAAGAATCGCCCATTTTGTCCCGCTTTGTCCCGCTTTGTCCCGCTTATGTCCCGCTTATAGGACGCACCGCGTAGCCCATGATATCATTGAGGAATACCCCAAATTTGAGGGTAGTTTGTCCCGCTTAGAGAATTTTTTAGACTGGTAGAACAAAAAAGCAAGTCTCAAGTGTCATTTGTAATTATGATTAGGACTTGGACTTGATTTTTACTCTAAGCGGTTTTAAAATACCCCTCTAAGCGGGACAAACTTTTTGCGCACCTATTTTAACGCACCTCAAAAAGTTACGCATTTGACTAACTCGCGCCCCGCGAATATGGTTATCGAATGGACGTAATGGACGTTATAAATCCGAACTTTTTAATCGGCCCTAAATCAAGATTAAAACTCGAACAAGAAATCACGACCGCCATTCAATGCGCGATTCGCGCCGAAGATCATAGAACCTGGGTTTATAAAATTCCCGATTCTCCCACGGCCGAGAGATTCATGATCCCCAAACCGTGCGACCTTGTCGGATCAATCGGACGATATTTTTTTGGGGCCGAAGTTAAGGCCAAGCCCGGGCGCGATGCAATCGGGATGCGTGATATGCGTCCTAGTCAAATAAAAAACCTCAATTTAATGGAACGAGGGGGCAATTTTGCCGTTGTATTAGTCTATTATCGCCTATTAGGCGCGTCCCAAGGGGATACTGAGCATCGTCTATACTGTTTTGAATGGCCCCGCTTTAAAAGCCTATGCGAAGAGGGCGGGGGTTCTATAAAATGGAACGTCGTCGATCGCCTTCGTCATGAAAAATTTAAACGCGGGATCGATTTAACGATGAGATATTTTTTCGAGGACTTTTACGCTCATATAGTTTATTGGCCCATTATGAACTATGAGCGAATCCGCCCAGGGAAAAGAAATTAGCGCGGTTCGGCCAATATTGTAAATTTTCTTAAAACACTATTAGGACTCATCCGGATTTTTTCTCCGATCGGAGTAACTTTGTAGCACTCGCGCGCGGGAGATAATCCGACCGGAAGCAACAAAATCGAATATTGATCTATGGCCATAACCTGGAAATAGCTCCGATCGTCGATATGCTCTAAAATCTGATTTACTTTTAATTTCGGGCTACTTCTTTTTAGAATCTGATTTCGTTTTAATTTCATAAGTCACCTCAAAAAGTTTTTTGATCGCGTCGTCGATTAGCGATTGCGGCGATAGTCCCATTTGTTTTAATCGCTTTTTGATTTCACCGTTTATTCTAATTAAGGCCGTTTCGTCCTTTGTCATACCTTCCCCTTTGGAAATTTAGATTTTAAATCTTGTCCTAGTAAATCGTTTTGTCTAACTTGTAGCTTCTTAATCTCTTCGAAAATTTCCGACTTAATCGATAGCGGGATATTCGGATTTCGAACCGCCTTCACTAAAATCATTTCCTTTAAAACAAGCGCGGAATACTCATCCGCGCATACATACTTAGTGATATGATCGACCGACTCAATAAAGTACAAAGTGTTATTTGTTTTCATACCTAAATAATACACTGTATATACATTTCTGTCAATACCTAAAAGTATATACAAATCAATAACATAGACGAACGCGGGATTCCTCGTTTATCCTAATCCTATGAGCGCAGGAAAAAGATCGGGCGAAAAAGCGATAGGCGAAACGGTGAAGGTGCGCAAGTGCTTACGATGCCCGCGAAAATTTAAGAGTTATTGCAAGTCGAATCGGCTTTGTCGCCGTTGCAAGGCAAAAATAAAAGCGATACACTACGAGGTTTATGGCCAAGCGGAATAAAAAAGATAAGAGCGACGCATTTGACGACTTGATCGGGATTCCCGACGACGTTAAAAAAGCTATGAGCGCGACGGAAGAGACAATCACCGCCGCCGGATACACCTTCCCAAAATCCCAGGTGACAATATTTATTCGCGAATATGCTATGAACGGAATGAACTGTATTTCCGCGCTAGAATCAGCGGGAATTTATTTCGACAAATGGGAGATGCACAAAATCGGAGCGGCGATACTTAGGCGCACCGCTACTCAAGAAATGCTCCGAGAGTTTTCCAAAGATGCCATAAAAGAAGTCGAACTAACCGTCACCGAAGTTTTAGAATCACTTCGAAACGTCAAACAAATAGCATTAGCGGGATACTACGACGCCCAGGGGAATCATAGAGTCGAAACGCACGCCTATCTAAGAGCGACCGAACTCCAAGGGAAATATTTAGGACTCTTTGGGGATAAACTTAAGATCGAACTCGACGGTCATTCCGAACTAATGAAGATAATCATGGAACGTAAGGGAAATGGTAAGTCATAATTTAAGAACCATATTCGACAATATCCACGATGAGGCTTGGCGGCTTCAAAACCTTTATAGAATCACCACTAAGGAAAAAGAAGAAAAAATATTCACCATGAATCCAATTCAAAAAGATATCGATCGAAGCAAAGATCGCTTTAAGGCCATTTTGAAATCAAGGCAGGTCGGGATCTCAACTTATTTTCTGATTAAAAAATTAGATAAAACTTTATGGACTCCGAACCAAACGACTTGCATCCTCGCGCATGAGGACGATGCGATCAAAAAGCTTTTTAGAATTATTCGCTACGCCTATGACGGTTTACCAGATGCGATTCGCCCGAATATTTGGAAGGGGGGCGGTTCGATGTATGAAATGTTTTTCCCAGGAATCAATTCGCGAATATATTGCGATCTCGAATCGAGAGGGGATACGATTTCGAATCTTCACGTCTCGGAATACGCCTTTGTCCGTGACGCCGATCGCGTGCGGGCGACGATGGACGCCGTCCCACTAAGAACGGGGGAAATCTCGATCGAAACTACTCCGAACGGAATGAATCATTTTTACGATGAATGGAATTCCCAGGCGTGGCCGTTTAAAAAATTCTTTTATCCCTGGTATCTCGAAAAGGGCTATGCCCTTGACGTTCCGGCCAAAGATTTTACTAATGAAGAAATCGATTTGATCGAGTTCGCTTGGCGAAATTATAAAGTCGCATTGACCGCCGAACAAATCGCTTTTCGTCGTTTCAAGATTGCCCAAAAAGGGAAAAAACATTTCATTCAAGAATTTCCCGAAGATGACGCGACCTGCTTTTTGATGAGTGGGAATCCGGCGTTCGATTTAGAGGTCATCAAGAAAATTCAAGCTAGGCCAAATAAGCCGATAAGCGAAAAAGACGGAATTAGAATTTGGAATGAGTTCGAAAAACATGAAAGGTATGTGATCGGATGCGACGTCGCCGAAGGCGTGGGAAAAGATTATTCGGTCGCCGTTGTTTATAAAATTTCAACGCGTGAACAAGTCGCCCAGTTAAGAGGGCATTTTAAGCCGGGCGATTTTGCCCACAAAATAAATTTTTTAGCATCCAAGTTTAAAGATGCGACAAGTAATTGGCCGTTAGTCGCGGTCGAACGAAACAATCACGGCCATGCGGTATTGTTGGAACTCTCGGATCATATCTTTTATCCGAATTTGTTTAAAGATAGCGACGATCGCTACGGGTGGAAAACGGATCGCATTAGTCGCCCGGTTATGGTCGACACGTTTATCGAGGCGGTCGAAAAAGAGCGTTTAAAGATAAAAGACTTCGACCTCATATCGGAATGTTTGACGCTTGTCGATAACAATGGGAAAATTGAGGCGCAAGATAAAAAACATGACGACTGCGTAATCGCCGGAGCTATAGGCCTTCAAATGGTGATAAACTCCGGGGCGAATTTTACTGATAATATGCTAACATTTTAAAAACGGGGAAATATGAACAAACTACAAAAACAATTAGTGCAAGACGGATGGGGCAACGTACTAACCGGATTAAACATTCGCGGGCGCGATAAGAAAATGCACCTTGATGCGACCTGGGAACGCTTATCGTGGTTAGACGTAGAACACATTTACGCCGTCGATAATATCGCAAAGAAGATTGTAAATTTTGTTGTCGAAGAGGCATTTAGAAAACCCATTAAGTTTAAAATCGACGGCGACAAGTCTACTCAATTTGATACGGATTGGAATAACTATTTAAAGTCGATTGATTTTTTCACCGCCTTTAAAAAGGGCGCTCAATGGGGCCGTTTATATGGGGGCGGGCTTTTACTATTAGGGATAAAAGACGGCCAAGATCCAAGTGAACCCATAAACTATGAAGCTATTAGCTCGGTCGATTGGAAAACCGTTTTGCATAGATGGGAAGCGAACGTAATGAGTGTCGGAAATGACGTGGGACTTCCATACTATAAGGAACCGGAACTTTTTTCCCTATCGGCTTCAAGCCTAGGAACTTTATTCCACGCCTCGCGCGCGATACGATTCGACGGTGAAATATTGCCCGATCAAATTTATAGAAATAATAGTTATTGGCATGACTCCGTTTTAACTTCATGCTTGGGCGCGATTAAAAATTTTAATTCCGCGCATGACGGGATCGCCACGCTCTTACAAGATTTCAACGTCGGGGTTTTTAAGATGAAAAACCTCGCGCAATTGATAGCGTCCGGTCGTGACGCCGATGTAATTAAACGCTTATCGCTTGTCGATATAAAACGCAGTTTAGTTAAGTCGATCGTCGTCGATGAGAGTGAAGATTTTGAACGTAAGTCGACGCCGCTCAACGGCCTAGGCGAAGCCGTCCTCCAAGTGACGAACCGCTTAGTGGTCGATTCAAAAATTCCGCATACAATTCTTTTAGGTGAAGGCGCGACGGGCACTTTGTCCGGGGCGGGCGATTCCGAACAAGAACAATGGGACGATTATGTATCGGGCGTTCAAAATGGTGACTATAAACCTAAACTAATGCAAGCGATGAAAATACTTTTAAGCGATAAGAGTAATCCGGTCACTAAGGGCCAAATTCCTGCGGGCTTTGATATCGAATTCCTTCCTTTAGAACAAATGAGCGAAGCGGATGAGGCGGATATCTATGCTAAGACCGCCGAAGCCGATTCGAAGTATATCCAAAATCAGGTATTGACGCCCGATGAGGTCGCGATCTCAAGATTTGGCGGAAGTAAATTTAACTCTCATATTTCTATCGATGTAAATGATCGAGGAACTAATGCGACGGAATAATTCGGTTTTAATTTCACAAATCAAAGCGCGCCAACGCGCGCGCGAGAAGCGTGGAAAATCAAATCAGATTCTTCCTAGGCGTCCGACGTATCCGCTAACCTTGGAACGAAAATATAAAAATAAATTAGTAGAAAAAATCAGGGAAGCGATTCGCCTTGTCGAGGAACGCTTAGTTCCTTTGCTTCCTATGTATATACAAGAAATAAAACTATCCACTGGGAAAAACGATTCGTTCGTCGAGGACGTGGCGCGAGTGATCGCCGGGATTAGAGTTACTTTCGCTCAAAAAATATCAGATATCCAGAATGAACGTGACGCCCAAGAGGTCGCCCAGGGCGTAAACGCTATCGGCGAAGAAAATGTAAATAATCAATTTAAAAGTTTAGTGGGCGTTGCTCCATTTAGATCGGAACCATGGTTAGCCGCTACGATGGGAAATTTTGTTCAACAAAATGTATCATTGATAACGAGTGTGAGTAGTGAATATTTTAAAAATATTGAAACGGCGGTATTGACCGGCCTTGAGCGCGGTCAAACGGCGGCGGATATTGGCGCAGTCATCGCGGAAAAAGCGGGCATAAGTGAAAGGCGCGCCGAACTCATAGCACGCGATCAAGTTAGTTCGTTAAACTCCCATATCGCAAGTAAAAGGGCCGAATCGATCGGGATAAAATCTTTTATATGGTCAACTTCGGGCGATGAGCGGGTTCGCGAGTCTCATGCTGAATTAAATAATAAGAAATTCACTTATGAAAATGGCGCTTATGTGGACGGCGAATCCGGAGTCCTTCCAGGTGAACCGATAAATTGTCGATGTGTCGCGATCCCGATCATATCTAGTATCGATGAGGACTATTCGCCTTCAAACGATTTAAAAAGCTATCTGCGCACTATAAAATAAAAATATCTAGTCAAACGCCGATTTCAGCTTAAAAATAAACTCATGGCAATTCGCATCGACCTCCAAAAACAAAAAATGAACGCGCCCGTTAAAACCGACGCGGGATTTTTGCGCGTTCCGATTAGAGCGACTCGAATCGGAATCTTTGAATACATGAACTCGGACGGAACGATTCGAAAAGAATTGCGCCCGCCGGAAGAGGTATTCAATGCGGACTCTTTAAAGACGCTTGAACTTATTCCCCTAACTTATAAGCATCCTTCCGAATTAGTCGACTCAAAAAACGTCGGACTTTATGCGGTCGGAACCACTGGGGAAAAGATCGACGTGGCCGAAGAGACTTATATCGATGTGAGCGGAACGATAACCAAAGAATTCGCCATTAAAGCAATCGAAGATAAAATAAAAAGAGGCGACTCGCAGGAAATTTCTTGCGGCTACTCATGCGATATGGATTTCACTCCGGGCGTTTGGATGGGCGAAAAATACGACGCCGTCCAGAAAAATATTCGATATAATCATGTAGCATTAGTCGATCGCGGGCGCGCCGGGCCTAATGTAAAAATAAAACTAGACGGCGATTCGGCCATAACTTACGATAAAACTATAATCTTGGAGGACAACTTGAAAAAAATTAAAATCGATGGGCAAGAATTCGAGGTAAGCGCGGAAATCGCTACGGCCTTCGAATCATTTTCATCTAAGCAAAACGAAATCATTAAAGCGAATGATTCAAAAATTAAAACGCTTGAAGCTAAGGCGGACACGGCAACGGCGGAAGTCGGAGCGATCAAAAAAGAAAAAGATTCTTTGGAAGCTAAAAAAGATTCTTTGGAAGTTGAGTTAGCCGCTGAAAAGAAAAAAGTAAAAGTTTTAGATCACGCTGAAATCGATAAATTAGTAGGCGAACGCGCTTCGAT